TACAATCGTTAGATAATGTGTTAAACTTACAAGGTAGGCGAACTCCTAAAAACTGGAGAGGTAAAACGCCAAGAGAATTAGGTTTTGAAATAATAAAGGATACAAATGTCAAAGATTAAGATAGCGGAACTTTTCTACTCTATACAGGGCGAGGGTAGATATATGGGAGTACCTAGCGTGTTTCTTAGAACTTTTGGCTGCAATTTTTCTTGTAAGGGCTTCGGTATGCCACGTGGCAAACTTAGCACCGAAGCAGATGAAATTGCGGAAGTAAAACAGCATTTTACAAAATACGAAGAATTGCCATTAGTAAGCACAGGCTGTGATAGCTATGCTAGTTGGCATCCTAGATTCAAAGATCTAAGTCCGATGTTAACTAGTAATGCTATTGCAGAACGTATTGTAGAAATACTACCATGGAAAGGTTGGCAAGATGAACACTTGGTTATCACCGGTGGAGAACCTTTGTTAGGTTGGCAACGTGCTTACCCAGACTTGCTGGATCATGTTTATATGAAACCGTTAAAAGAAATCACATTTGAAACTAACGGAACTCAAAAACTTACTCCAGAATTTAAAGAGTATTTACAAGAGTGGTCGTTAAGTGCTGGATTTAATAGAGGAATTACATTTTCCGTTAGTGCTAAACTAAGTTGTTCAGGAGAAAAGAGAGAAGAAGCAATTCGTCCCGATATTGTTTGTGAGTATCAAGAACTTGGTTATACATATTTAAAATTTGTAGTTGCAACAGAAGACGATGCATACGAAGCACTAGAAGTAATGGACATTTATCGCGCATACGGTTTTGAAGGTCCAGTATATCTAATGCCAGTAGGCGGAGTTGAAAGCGTCTATACACTGAATAACCGCAGGGTAGCAGAGTTGGCTATGAAGGCAGGCCTACGCTATAGTGATAGATTACAAGTGCCTTTATTTAAAAACGAATGGGGTACCTAAAATGTTCTTTTATTTTTGTCTCGCAGTTGGTTGGTTAATTATGTTGGTATTAATTTATGGCTTTTTACAAGGTCTTCCAAAAAATAACTGTACTGGTTTTTGCAGACAAGGAAGAGAATGTACATGTAAGGATACAAATGAAAAACTTAATTAAAAAAATATTCGGCATTGATAAAATCGAAGCCGCTAAAGCAAAAGCTGAAGAAGAACTAGAAATAGTTAAAGGAATCAAACAGCGCCACGAAATGGAAGCTGTTGAGGCTGAAGAAAAAGCAGACCTTGCTAAAAAGACTCCAAAAGAACGTGCAACGATTCGTGGAGAGCCATATGTGGCAGTTTTGGATACACACGTAAACAAAGATAATATTCGAAATGGCTTCTTTGAGCTTGACTGGAACCCAGAGTTTATTGTACAATTGAAACAAGCTGGATACGGTTTCGATGGAGATCCTGAAGAAGAGATAGTAGATCGCTGGTTCAGAGATTTGGCAAGAAACGTATTAGCCGACGAAGGCCAAGATACTAATCGCGGCATGGGTTTTATTAATGTAAGTAAACTAGGTAACGGAAAAGCATCTGTAGAATGACATATATTATAGTTGATACTGCTAACACGTTCTTTCGTGCTCGCCACGTAGTACAAGGCACCGCCGACATTAAACTCGGTATGGCATTTCATATCACTTTTAACAGCATTAAAAAAGCATGGCAAGACTTTGGCGGCACTCATGTAGTATTCTGCCTTGAAGGTCGCTCTTGGCGTAAAGATGTCTATAAGCCTTATAAAGCAAATAGACAAGAAACTCGAGATGCAATGACTCAAAAACAACAAGATGAAGATAAGTTATTTTGGGAAGCATTTGACGAGTTTAAAAACTTTATTACAGAAAAGACTAACGCTACTATTTTACAACATCCTAATTTAGAAGCAGATGATTTAATTGCAGGGTGGGTACAAGCTCATCCAGATTCCAAACACGTTATCATTTCAACAGATGGCGATTTTGCACAACTTATTAGCCCAAATGTAAGTCAGTATAATGGTGTAGGAGACTTACATATTACACACGAAGGTATTTTTGATGCCAAAGGTAAACCCGTTAAAGACAAAAAGACAGGCGAACCTAAGCCAGCGCAAGATCCAGAGTGGATGCTCTTCGAGAAATGTATGCGTGGTGATACCAGTGATAATGTCTTCTCAGCGTATCCAGGTGTGCGTACTAAAGGTTCTAAAAACAAAGTCGGTCTTACTGAAGCGTTCGAAGATCGTAAAGCCAAAGGATTTGCGTGGAACAATCTCATGCTTCAGAGGTGGACCGACCATAATGGTGTAGAACATAGAGTCTTAGAAGATTATCAACGTAATGTACAGTTATGTGATTTAACTGCACAACCTGACGACATCAAAGCTAAGATTCGAGAAACAATCGAAGCTAATGCAATTCCTAAGGAAGTTAGCCAAGTTGGTATCCGCATGCTAAAATTCTGTAATGCATGGGATATGAAAAAGATTGCTGATAACATTCAGCAATATGCAGAACCATTCCAAGCAAAATATCCACAAACAACATATATTCAAATAGAGGACTAAAAATGAGTAAGTTAGCAAAACTAGCAAAAGTAAACGAAAGCATCACTATCAATCGTTACGATAACGGTTGGATGGTTGAAATCGGCGGCCGTAATAAAAAGGACGATTGGGCTACTACAAAAAGTATCTGTAATACAGAAGAGGAAGTTATCGCTCTAATTAAAGAGTGGAACACCTTGCCATTAGATCAATAAGGAGATTGCCATGGCAACCTGGACCGTTAGCACTTATTATAAAAAATCTTGTCAAGAAGTTGAAACATATCATCAGCGAAATGGTGACGGTAAAGTTACTGTAGTGAATGGATTTCGATATGGTGAATGGACTGTAGAAACTACAGACGATAATCCTCCGGAGTTTGAATTTACAGAAGTTCCTGGTGGAGATGGCAAGAAAGACAGCATCAACATGCTAGACTGTGAAATTAATAATATTGAAAGTGTTGATCTTGTTGAAATGTTCGACGGAGGTTGCTGGTACGATATTGAATTCGAAGGTCTTACTGACGAAGAAGAAGAAGAAATTCAAGAATTTATTGATGATAATAGTCCATACGATTTAGAAGAACGTGAGGATGATCCATGGTCACAAGGCGATACTGAATGGTGGATTTGGGGACCGATTGAAATTAAAAGCGAAGACGGTGAAACTGTGCGTATTATATGCGCAGATGCAGACGGCAACGTAGTAGATTTCGTCGAAGAATAAGAGATAAATACATACATTACTCGGGTGCCGTCAGGGCCCTTGTAATATTAAGGAGAAAAATATGACAGTTATATACGCCAAGCCGATTGTGGATGGTAAGTTTTGGATTGTAGAACAAGACGGTTCTAAAGTCGCAACACTTCACAAAAAAGAAAATAACAAATTCGTACTGAGTAGCACTACAGGCGAAATTATGTTTAACAAAAAACAAGACTTAACTAAACAGTTTGGAGAAGGATTTTTCCTAACTAGTAACAAAGTTAAAGTTACACAAGCAGAACCAAATGAATGTCACGGATTTGCCACAAGTGTTCCTCCATACAATAGTATGTACGATGTAAGACGTAAACTTCCATTGTTTACAAAGAGCTTGCAGAGTAAAAGTTTGTATTGTGCAGGTTACTATACTATTAAATTTAACAAAGGATGGGTTAAAAGTTTCTGTCCTAAAGTTATTACATTAGAACGTAACGAATACAAAGGCCCGTTTAAAACAGAATTTGAAATGAAACAGGTACTTGCTAATGCAAAATCAGATTAATTTAACACCGATTACACAACTTATACAGGTAATTCGAAGTGCTGAACTTACTCAACAAAAAGAAGTAAGAATACCTATTCAAACAGCCAGGTTGTTAAGTTTAGCACTTGCCGAAATACAAGATAAATTGTTACAAGATTACGAGAGCTTGTTCAATGAACTAAGAAATAGAGCAGATACCGAGGTAGTTACTGTTACTATGGATGGTGGCGGTTTCGAAGACAAATAAGACTAAATATATGCGTATATTACTGGAACGCATATTATGTCTCGACCAAAACCAAAAATCTTATTAGAAAGTGTTAATAAGAAAACATACAAAGCAGAACAGATTCTTGAGGCGGAAGCTATTTGGGCTGTTTTTTATAAAAACGAAGCTTTCAATTTAAAAAGTTTCAATAGTCTTACTAGTTATCCTGGACCTAAATATAAAAAGGTTTCGTTCAGTAATCCTGGCCACGCAAGGAATCTTGCTAAAAAATTAAATCAAACATTTAATTGCGATGATTTTCAAGTGGTTAAACTAACCTCCGGCACAGTAGTAAAATGATACCAAGAGATGCATTAACCAAAATATTTTTACAACAATGGGGCAAGAGCGTTGATGAAGCTAATGTAAAATTATTTGGACGTAAATGGTGGCAAAGCACTCGAATTAATAAACAGACTGCATATCGACTAAGCGAGGAAGGTTACGAATTTTTAGTAAAAGAATTGGAATTAAAAGAATATGAAATTCCATTTACTGAACCAATTGAACTAAGTCCCCAAACAATTATATTTTTGGAAAGGTATGTAGATTGTCCATACTACCTAACACCAATGTCAATTACTGTCTTTTCAGAAAAGAAAGGATTTGAGCTAATGTTGTTTTCCGACGACATTAGAAAATTTGGTATAATTAAAGCCATAAATGAGCGAGAAAAAGATCTCGCAGGCACAGATAACAGTTGACACATCTCCTAGTTTCCTATACAATACATACTTACACAGCGTTATTTTAAATAACATTTTTTAAAGATAGGAACTAAAATGGCAGAAATTTCCAGTCGTACAGTTGGCCCTAGCGGTGCTAAAAAGTCTTTGCGTAAGGCTTTTAAAAATCATCGCCCAATCTTTCTTTGGGGTCCTCCAGGAATCGGCAAATCAGATATTATCAAGCAATTGGGCACAGAATTAGAAGCTCATGTAATTGACGTTCGTTTGTCACTATGGGAACCTACAGATATTAAAGGTATTCCATATTTCGATTCCAACGATGGCACAATGCGTTGGGCTCCTCCATCAGAATTGCCAAGTGCGGAATTGGCTAGTAAGCATAAACAAATCATCCTGTTCCTAGATGAAATGAATAGTGCGGCGCCTGCTGTACAAGCGGCGGCATATCAGCTTATTTTGAATCGTCGTGTTGGCACTTACCATTTGCCAGATAATGTTGTATTGGTTGCGGCTGGTAACCGTGAAACTGACAAAGGCGTTACATTCCGTATGCCTGCGCCTCTGGCTAATCGTTTCGTTCACTTGGAAATGACTGTTAACTGGGACGACTATTTTGATTGGGCTGTTGACAATAAAGTACATCAAGATGTTGTTGGCTTTTTGAGTTTTTCTAAAAAGGACTTGTACGATTTTGATCCAAAGTCTAGTTCACGTGCATTTGCTACTCCACGTAGCTGGTCGTTTGTAAGCGAATTGCTTACAGATGACGATGTAGATACAGACACATTGACAGATTTGGTGTCTGGATCTGTTGGCGAAGGACTTGCTATTAAGTTTATGGCACACCGTAAACATGCTAGCAAAATGCCAAATCCAAGTGACATTTTGTCAGGCAAGGTTAAGAAAATGGACTCTAAAGAAATTAGTGCCATGTATTCGTTAACTGTATCCTTGTGCTATGAATTGAAAGATTCTTGCGATAAAAAGGCTAAAAATTGGAATGATCAAGTTAACTTCTTTTTCGAATTTATGATGAATAACTTTGAAACTGAATTGGTTATTATGGGTACTAAACTAGCATTGTCAACTTACAAGTTGCCACTAGACCCAGATGAAATCAAATGTTTTGATGAATTCCATGCTAAATTTGGCAAGTATATTAGCCAAGCAACCGAAAAATAATTTGGTTTAAGCACTATTTGACACCACCTTCGGGTGGTGTTATAATATATACTATAGCAAAAAGGAGTTTTTAATGTCACATACAGATCCAATTATCGATAAAATTATTGTAGCACGGGTAGGACTATTGTTACGTCATCCGTTCTTTGGTAATATGGCTACACGCCTAAAAATTGAAGAAGGCTCAGAATGGATGGGCACTGCCGCCACAGACGGTCGAACCATTTATTTTAACCGTAAGTTTTTCGAACCACTTAGCGTTAAACAAGTAGAGTTCGTTATTGCTCACGAAATTTTGCACAATGTATTTGATCACATGTCGCGTCGTGAGGCACGTAATCCACGTATTTTTAACATTGCCGCTGACTATTGCGTTAACGGACAATTAGTTCGTGACAGAATTGGTGATCACACTATTGAAGGTATTACAATTTTTCATGATGCAAAATACTATGGTATGGGTGCAGAAGAAGTGTATGACAAGATTTTTGACGAGCACGACGAAGATGAATTGAACGCATTAGGTCAGTTGCTCGACGATCACATTGATTGGGGTGAGAACGGTAAAGACGGTCAACCAAAATATTCTAAAGAAGAATTAAAACAAATTCGTGACGAGATTCGCGAAGCTACAATGCAGGCCGCACAAGCCGCAGGTGCTGGTAATACACCTGCTAGTGTACAACGCATGATTAAGGAACTTACAGAGCCTAAGATGAATTGGCGTGAGATTTTGCGTCAACAAATCCAAAGCACTATTAAAAACGATTATAGTTTTATGCGTCCTAACCGTAAGGGCTGGCACATGAACGCTATTTTGCCTGGAACTCAATTCCAAGATACTATTGATATTTGTGTATCAATTGACATGTCAGGTTCTATCGGAGACGAACAGGCTAAAGACTTCTTAAGCGAAATTAAAGGTATCATGCAAGAATACAAAGACTTTAAAATTAAAGTTTGGTGTTTTGATACTAAAGTTTATAACGAACAAGATTACGATGGTTATTGCATGGATGAGTTCGATCACTATGAGCCAATGGGCGGTGGCGGAACTGAGTTTGATGTAAACTGGGAATACATGAAGGAAAATGATATTCAACCTAAAAAGTTTATCATGTTTACTGATGGTTATCCTTGGGGCAGTTGGGGTGATGAAAACTACTGTGATACAGTATTCATCATTCACGGCAATGACAAAATTGTTCCTCCTTTTGGAGAATATGCGTATTACGACGCAATTAAGGAAACAGCTTAATGGCATTAAAAACGGGCAAGCCCAATTCTTTAAATTATTTTAATATTAGAAGGGTTGAGTTTGCCTGCCCTCATTTTAAGTACACAACCATTGACAAATACAATCCAAGTCTAGTCAAATCTATCGACTCTTGGATCAAGAAGAATCTAAATAATAGGTATTATGTTGGACAGGGTATAGCATTAGATAACACCAATACTATTGTATATGTTACCCGTATAGGATTTGAAAGTGAAAAAGAATTAAGTTTTTTCACGATTGCATGTCCACATTTACAAACGAGATAATTATATACGTACTTTTAAGGAGATACTAAATGGTAGATACTGTACAAAATCAACAAGCGCCAGACGCTTCACAAGCCAGCAATGACCTAACAATTAATGACTTGAACGCAATGAAAGTTATTATTGATATTGCTAGTTCACGTGGTGCATTTAAACCTAACGAAATGGTAGCAGTTGGTCAAACTTATACCAAACTAACTACATTTTTAGATGCAGTTGCTAAACAACAAGCAGAAGCACAACCTGCAACACAAGCACCAGCACAAGCACCAACAACAACAGCCGCAACATCAGCTATTGCAGGAGCATAATATGGCCCAAGAAATTAAACACGTGGGCCGTGTTAAATCTACTAATAAGAAATGTTTAGTAGCTTATCGCACCCTACCTGGTGATGCAAACCATTGCCTAATTGTTCCGACAGAAAACTTGCCAGACATTTATCACGATGCTATTATTAACTTAGTGGAAAGTGGTAGTGGTCAAGATGCATACGAATTTGCAGATGCTTTAGATCGTAATCAGTTTCCAGATGGAAGCAATATGTTACGTAATTTGCATGCAAACGGTCGTTTAATTAAAGCACCTACAAGTGCAATTGAAATGACTCCGACTACCGGTTTTAGTATTTTACTTTCCGAATTAAATCAAGTTATTGCCGAACAACGCGGTGTAGCAGTAGACGATTTATCAGTTAAAGCAGACACTCCAGAAAAATCTGAAGCTAAACGTCTTGAAGAAGTTGCTGATGCATCTACTACAGAAGTGACTGTTGGTAAGGTATCTGAGATAGTAAAAGCTACTGTTGAAACAATTCCAACATCGTTTAAAAGTCCGGATGATAAAGCAAAGTACTTACGTAGCCAAGCTGATAAGTTAAGTAAAGAAGCCGCTCAAATGCGCAGAGAAGCAGAGGAATTGGTTCCGACCAAGAAAAAAACTACTTAAATGACGAAAACGGGAAGACCTCTTCCCAAGGACGTCATAGCGCATTGGCCAGAAGTATTTGAAGACATACGTGTAAACGTAGTACCTTTAGGGTACCTTCATACCGTGCTGGTCAATTTTAAAGATGGCAAGACTTGGGAAATAAAAATTACTCAGCAGACTAAACGCAATGGATGGGATGCCTTTGAAAAGAATCTAGCCGAACTTGTTAAAAGTTACGAAGCAAACATCGACAATATTGACTTTAAACTAGATACAGATAAAGTTAAAAAAGATATTGTTCGAACTACACAACGGTTTTTAAAAAAGAAGAAGTTATAAATGAATGTTAAATTGCTTAGTTATAGCCAGCCAACTGAAGAATTCACTAGCATGGGAATCTCGGATGCACAAGAACTCATTGCCTACTGTGCAAGAGTCAGTAACCCGAGCAATCAGCTTAATACAGAAACCTCAGAAAAGCTCATACGATATCTTATTAAGCACCAACATTGGAGTCCTCTCGAAATGGTGTCCGCCTGCATCGAGATTACTACTACAAGAGATATCGCAAGACAAATCCTTAGACATAGAAGCTTCAGCTTTCAAGAGTTCAGCCAACGTTATGCTGACCCAACAAAGGATCTCAACTTTGTACTTAGAGATGCTCGCAAGCAAGATACCAAAAATAGACAAAACAGTATAGAGCTTGATATTCATAATAATGATGAAGATCGGTTCCTTGCCTATCAATGGGAACGTATGCAAGAACTAGTTATCAAGCAGTCACGCGATGCATATGAATGGGCTGTTAGTAAAGGTATTGCTAAAGAGCAAGCCCGTGCTGTACTACCAGAAGGACTAATTGAAAGTCGTTTATATATGAATGGTACGTTACGCAGTTGGATTCATTTCATAGAATTGCGTAGTGCTAATGGTACACAAAAAGAACACCAAGAAGTTGCTATTGCTTGTGCCGAAGTTATAGCTAAGATTTTTCCAATGACCACTGATCTTGTAGCCAAGTAAAATCGTTAATCTTAGATAATGCCTCCGGATTGGAGGCATTTTTTTCTCCGTATTCTCTTCCTGCAAGTGCGCCATTAATTGCATCTAAATCCGATCCTACAGTACACCATCGGTTTAAACGAATCTCTGCTTCTTCATTTTTTATTATTGATAATTTACAACATTCTCTAAATGCACTACGCCAAGTACTAAACGGATCTGTGTTAAAGGCTGTTATGTTGCTAACTTCATCCATAACTTTAAAATTAGGACTAATATTCATAGTCATATCTATACTATCAGTACTCATATTCATAGTTAATTTTTTTGGAAGTAGTTTTACTCCGCCATAACCATACTCTAAATTGTTAACAGGATTACGACTTTTCCAAACATGAACAACTTCTAAATCCCAGTCTGGAACACTATAATCAAAATTAAAAGAATCTAGTATTATTGCATCTGCGTCTACTACCCAAAACATTTTTGTAAATGCTTTTTTGGCGGCGGCGATATGTGCTTGATGTATACCAGTAATCCCGTGTATACGTTTTGCTAACGGAAATCGTTCTTTTAATCTAGCAAAGTTTTCATCCGCATACACTTCATTATAACTAATGAATAAAATATCGTACATTATCGTCTTTTTACAGTGCGTGGAATATTTTCGTAAACTTGTTTAAAGAATTTACTTACATCTTTACTAGGTTCTACAAGTTCTAAATTGCACTCATGTTTAAGAGTTTCGCCTAGACCGCTTATTTCGTGGGGTAACATTTCATTTGTTATTTTACTATATGTTGTTTTCCATTGATCTGCTAACCAATCAAAATCTCGAACATTACTATAGTCCCAATCTGTACACAATGTTAAGTATGCACCTTCTCTTGCTCCATACATACTCCAAAGACCGTTATCTACATCTGCACCAATGTTACACCATATTAGCAGTCTATGATAGTTCTTCCACCAAATTTCTTTAGTATTAGTTACTTTAGCTCCTTGGACTAAACACATCTTAACACCTTCGCGAAATCCTGCTCTCCAGGCTTGTTCTGGAGTTGCATTAGTAAAGCTGTCACTGTAGCATTCATCAAATTGATAATACTTGTCATCAAAACAAAACTCAACTCGACCTTTGTCATCATTCGGATCACTATTTTCATGAGTACGCATGTTATTCACAAATTTACGTGTCCATAATTTGAGCCCACCGTTTCCGTATTTTAAATTGTTTACGTAGACATTACCACACCAGCTAAAGACATTATCATCAGTAAATTTTACACCGTCAATTTCAATTTCTACTTCTAGAAATTTAGGATCGATGATATTGTCACCGTCTACTGTAACAAAGTATTCTGTTTCACTTAATTTTGCACAGGCTTTGTGTGCGGCATCACTGCCTTTAACTCCATGAACACGTTTAGCCCAAGGAACTTTTGTAAGCAAATCGGCATAGTTTTTTTCAGCATTAGGCTCGTTGTAACTTAAAAATATAATATCCTGTTCTATAATTTTAATTGTCTTCATTTATAATCCTTAATTTTTGACTTTCAAAAATTAATCTTGTTGCTATGTTAATTTTGTCTATATTTAATTCAAACGTGTTTTCAAAAGGTATACCAATACAATTTTTTGTAATTATTTCACGAGAATCTATAACAATAGTTCTAATTAAAAAATCATAATCATTTTCTAATATAACAAAAAATAATAATTTAGAATTTTCTAATTTTCCAGTAAGTCGTTTTTTAGCAGTATCTGATAAAAAGAAATTCCATTCTTTATTAGGACCGTGCCATTCTACTAATAGTTCTGGGTTTGTAACTGTGTTATCAGTTATAACCTCCAGCATGGTATTTTGAAATTTGTATGCTTGGGCAATTACTGAAATTAATTTTAAAGTAGTTGTGTCACCGTCTTTAACATACCCTAAAAGATAATCGCTAAATTTGTCTTTACCTGAGGAAAATCTTTCAAATGTATCAAAGTCTACTTCAAGGTAATCTGTAAATCCCGGATGTTTTTCGTTTGTGGCGGCTAGCACAGCGTTTGTTGTTTTATCATAATACACATAATATGTATTTGTACGATGCGGAGGGGGAGGCAATACTACTGTTTTTTTACGAGCCATATGCTAACTCCTTTAATCGTTTTAATACAGACTGATTAATAAAATCTTTTTCTACATAATGAAATAATCCTGCCTGTTTAATATTGCCAACAACAAAATCACCTTTATCGGTAATCATATAATTTACAAAATTTCTCCAACTGCTTGGAGTAGATTCCCATCCTTGAATAGGAGTTTTCATATGTACGAATTGCAGTATACCTAATTCGTCTACTACAGTATCCCACATTCCAGAAATTTCAATAGCAATAGCAGTAGCTAAATCCATACTAGACCATTCTTGAGGATCAAGTGGAGCAAATGTTCCTCGACAAAATTCCCAATTAGTAATAACAAACTCTAATACTTTATAAAATTCAAAGGCTGCTTCATTCTTTTTAAAATAGTGTAACGCAAAATATGGATTAGATAGGTTATTAGAAATAAATGTTTTTCGATGAAATGTATCTTCTAGTACTTGTTCTTGTTTATAATTAAGTATTTTAGAACAAAATTTAACATCGTAATTGCTACAATAATTCCACCATGTTGATATGTCTTTTAATAAAAGCATATCAGTATCTAGTACAATAGTTTCATCGTACGGAGTTGCATAATAAAATTTCCAGCGGTTTTCTGTTTTTAAAATCGAATCTTGAGTTTCATCGAACCACGGAATTGGTATAATTTGATCAAACACTGATCTATACTCATCAGGCACTGGATCATTTGTAATTAAAGATACCGATTTAACATCTGTTTGACTAAACTGTATGCTCAATGCTAATGCATACGCTTGAATAATGTAATCAACATCTTTAGTATTCTGTGCAAATAATAAAAATCCTTTAGACACCAGATCCTCCATCTATAAATCTAGATAAACTCATTTTGTTTATTACATGAACATCTATACCGGTTGTCTTTGTCATGAGGTATTCTCCTATATAATTTTTTTTAGGAGTTAGGAATTGCATACTATCGTCTTTTGCCTCAACTAGTAAATCAGTATCCATAATATAACTCATAGTTCCCGGAAGTTCTACCGCAAAATCTCCTTCTGTTTTACCATTCATAATGTGAATAGCAATACTAAAAGCAAAGTCGTTCCTAAATGTTGAACTATCGATATTATACAACAATTTAAAGTAGGACCAGTTTTCTTTAATATAAGAAATTAAATTAAAAAACGATTCAGTAACTATGTTTTTTTGGAATACAAATACCGTTGCCCAATAAAATGGAATACTGTATTGATTTATTCTTTTAAATTCTGCAGAACTACGATCAACTGCTAAGTCGAAGCTATTGCGATATATTTGAAAATCGTAATTGTTGTTTAACGCATGTTTTAATATTTTTGAATTGATAATATAATCACTATCAATTACTAATGTACGATCGTACGGTGTTAAATCATATATAGTGCTACGTGCTTCGTTTTTCCAAGGTAGATTTTTTGATTCTAAACTACCATCGTAGAATTTTTTAGTTTGGTTAGATGGACTAAATTCGATTTCGATAATTTGGTCGAATGGATGATCTGGAAACTTGTTTAACAAATATTCTTTACTATCTGTTACAATAGATACTGGGATTTCTAAATATTGTTTTACTCGTGAAGCCGCAAATATTGATAATTTAATATAGTCAATAGTCAAATTATTCTGAGCAAATATTACTGCGCCGGTTGTCATAACTCAACAATATTAGAAATTTTTCTTTTACTTTTGATTTCTGCATATTTGGCGGCATAATCATTAGTTGCTTCGAAATAGATTGAAACAATGTTATCAAAAAAGTCCTGAACATCATTAATTACAACTGGCAAATCGTTGCTATCAATAAATGCAGTATCTTCAACATGTCCTAAATCTAATGTTAATTTAGTGAAATTAATTAATTCTAAATTAATTTTAAATGTTGCACCGTTAATATAATACAATAATTTTTGATTGTATTCTTCTAGCATTATGCGTCTTTGGTTTGCCAAAGTAGACATGTAATTTGCTACTGCAAATGCTTTTTCAATCCGTTCATCCATAGAAAACTCCGTAGTGTATAATATTACACTACAGTAGTTATCTTGTCAATAGATTAGGGTATTAAGGTCCTGACTGTGTAACTGTCGGGAAGTACGTCAAAGATGGATTAGCTGGATTAGGTGTCATCATAGATACGTTTGATCCAGATGCATAGTTAGTTATCACTGTACTGTTTAAATTTCCTTCAATTTGCCAGTCTACGTTATAACCGCTTGGATTAGAACCTGCTCCAGTATCTTGGAATTTAATAAAAAATGTAACTACAGAGCCTGTTCCATCAATTTGAGCATAAATGTCATATTGGTTATTAGTATAGGTAGGACTTGAAGTAGTTTTTCTAAACAATAATTGTTGGCTAGTAGTTAACTGATAAAAGCCTACACTACTTGCTATTGTTTGATTTGATCCGCCAGGGTTACTAGTAGTAGTACTATTATAATTAAATGTTATAGTTTGTACTCCAGATAGTAATGTTGCAAAATCATTACTCTTTGTAGTACTGTTATCTCCTTGTGGAGAACCTGTTAAACTTGCACTAAATTGTATATTACTTCCACTATTGAAAAAATACCTAGCGGCATTAGCACTTCCAAAATTTAATGTAACTTGATGTGTTAGTGTGCCGGTAAACGGAGTAGTACGTGTAGGATTACTTAAAGTTGCAGGACTTGATTGGCCTGTACCTACAGAATATTGATTAGCTTGAATTAGTTGTGCATACGCTAGATACGCGGCACGATCGTATTCTCTAACAAGAATTCCAGTACTAGGTGGAGTTAAATTTCCACTTTCATTGTTTCCTGTTTGATGCTGACGAGCCGCAAGTAAATCGTTTCTTAATTGTTGCCAACCTACTGCCGTAATTTTGCCGCCAACAGTTACTTGACTGCTTGTTACAGGTTGACCATATCCGGTAGATCCAGATCCTGTACCTAAAACGTTAGCAATAATTGATTGAATCGCATTAAAATCACTTGCGAGTATCGTGGTGCCTTGTCCAGCCATTTTTTATCCTTTACTTCTTAAAGTATCACACATTCTACAAGCGTAACGGCTGTATTATTACAATCCTCTAATGCAATAGCAAAAATTGGATAGCCATCTCCAGGTGCGTTGTTGTCTGATTGACCCCAACCTGCACCATATGGTACAATGCGATCACCTTTACTACAACCGCCATATATTTTAACTGGTACACGACCTTTTAGTGCAACATAAACACCGCCTTTTAATTCGCTGTTCATCATGTATGCTGGGTTAGTACTTATAACGCCAATAGCCATATCGTTTGCACCGCAGGCTCTTACTTCTTTCTCACCGCCTACTGCCATTACTGTTCCTGGCTCGTACACTGCATCAGGCAAATATTTTTCTGCCAAGTCAGCGTAATAACTTGTTGTACTTGCACCATTAAAAATTGCGGCATTAATATTTCCGCTGTTATCTCTAACTACTACAGTATTAGGACTTGTTGCACTACTAGGAGTTGCTACTGCACTATTAAATGCCAAACCAGTTGCTGATGCGGCATTACCTGAAAAGTTAGCTCCCCAAACTGTAGTCCATTGGTAATTAGAATTACCTAATTGACTTGTTGCAGTTGCTCCTGGCAATACATCGGTGCCTACTAACTGCAAAGGAGTCACTGTTGCTGAAGAAACAGTTGTTTGGAAAACGATAGTATTGTTACTTTCATTCTGGATTGTTGGAGTTGCATTGTTGTTAAACACACGCAAACGAGCAACTGGACTACCAACAGTGTATCCTACGTCAGAAAAATTAACTACAGTACTAAATGCCGCACTACCTGTTTGAACATATTGATTTGCAGCCAAACCACCTAATTGGTCAGCGTTAGTTGCTGTTCCCCAGAATCTGTGAGCACTAGTTGTGACTCCTGGTGTACTATTATTATTAGTATAACATAATGTTACACCTTGTTGAATTGTAGTAAAACCAGTAATAGCATTTGCAGTATTGTCTAATGTAAATGCAGAATCTGGACTAATAATAAAGATAACTTGTCCGTTATCGATTGCTTCGATAATAGTGTGACTGCCGCCAACGTTGTCTTTAACGCTGGTACTTAACATTTCTGTTGTGCTAGATCCAGCTACAGCCTGTGGTCCGATTAGTGTGAACCCTGTGCCTTGCCACGCAAACAACTGACTAGTAGTTGTATCGAACCAAAAGTCGCCAATTGTAAGTCCGCTAGGAGCAGTTGCGCCGATTTCAGCACCACCTGTAGTACGGAATTGTGTGCCGTCCCAGAATTTTAACTTACTATTGCCGCTGTCAAACCAAATTTGTCCCGTTAATGGGCTAGCTGGTTGTTGCGAACTTGCAAAGTTTTCAAGCAACCATACAAAATTATCATTTTGAATTTGCCCGTATCCTGCGTAGTTTTTACCAACTAATGTAAGATCCGTAGACGTATCGACGGTACCATCTGATATAGTTGTAAGCAGAGTACCATTGTAGTGATTAATTGTATATGCCATTGCTCCTGTTTCCTTATTCTTGAGTATTTATCATTATTTTGGTGCTTATTACCATGTGCTTAAAGCCGCACGTTTCCAGGTGTTAGTTGCAACACATACATAAACATAGCTCGAATCCCATTCAATTTGCCCGGTAACACCTGTGCTAGAACTAGTTGCTGGAGTCGCAGATGTTGTTATTTTTAAAGCGGTTCCTGAAATAGTGCCGCCTGCTGTTATTGCACCGCCTAAAATTGCATTTCCAGTAGCATTAATAGTACCCGTAACGTCTAATCCGTACTGAGGATTTCCATTAAAAATACCAACATACTGGCTACTAGCATTTATAAACAACGCAGGAGACTGTGTTGACCCTGCTAGTGTAGATATTTCAAAATTCTGATTTGGAGAATTTGATTTAATTTGAAATAATAGTGTGCTTATATCTATCTCATTATTACTATTAGATCCTAAAATTAAAGGAGTAGAATCCTGTAATGTTAATGTTCCAGTAATAACTTGATCGCCTGTTATTTGTACTAACTGATCTGCTGTATATGTTATTCCTTCAGCACTTAACAACTGTGTTGCAGTTAATACAGGAACATTAAACTGCGTACCTGTTAAATTTCCTACATTAAAACCAATGCCGATGTTTCCAGAAAACCCTGTAATAGAGCTTGCTGGTGTAAATGCTGATTTACTAAAGATTCCTATCAAGCTATTAGACACATACAAATACACAATGGTGTGATTTATGTTATTAGTATCAAGTATATCTTCTACAATAAATCCACTTTGGCCTTGAGTACTAGTGTAGATCGGACCAGCTAATACATTCGACACACCATCATTAAAATATAATTGAGATGTTGCTGTATTAATCCACATATCTCCTGTAGTTAAACTACTAGGAGCAGTTGGTGCAGTTAACGTACCTCCGCTAACAACAAACTGGCTTCCATTATATACCTTTAATCGATTTTGTGTTGTATCAAACCATAGCTGACCTGTTAAAGGATTAGCTGGTTGAGTAGTATTAGCAAAATTTTCCAACATATGAACAAAGTTATCGTTAACATATAGTCCATATCCAGTTGCATTCTTTCCTATTAGAGTCAAATCTGTAGATGTTTGATCTATAGTACCGTCAACTATTTGTGTTAGAACGGCTCCGTCAGTTAAATTTATAGTATAACTCATTATATAACACCAGTGAAAATTATGTAGTTAATAGTTAAGTAAGGATTCATTATTGAAATCGGTGTTGGCGGATTTGTTGCACCAATAATACTTCCACTATTGCTAAGTCCGTACCCTTGACCTATTTGATCCTGAACGGTTAAACCTTGGCCGACTGTTGCGTTTGCATCTGATGCGGCCGCTGGGGATCCAACGGCGTAATATTGAGCGTTGCCATCATTAAGGCTGTGTTTGTGATCTGGTAAATTAGTAGTTGCCAATGTAACATTTTGTGTACCAGAACTTGCACCTACTAAATCAGCAGTGACAGATGACACGCGATTTGCTGTTCCACCACCTGCCGAAATTTGTACACCAGAGCCGTCACCTGCTGGCACTGTAAGACCATTGCCCATATTATCTGGACCAAGTGGGAAACGACCTCTTAGATCCGGCAATGCAAATGTACTTAGACCTTGCAACTGTGAAGATGCCTTATAAGTATATTGCAATACTGCAAACAACCCTGGATATGACGATATAAGAACTTCACTACCGTCACATAACAAGTAACCAGCTGGTATATTAGATCCTGTTCCAGCAAATGGAAATATTGCGCCGATTGGCACTGTAGCCACATGGTTGAACAACACCGCTTTCGACATTTTTACAAGACCTGAACCGCTTTGATAAACTAAAAATTGGTCAGTTAATGACGAATCTGTTGCGGCAGATTTACTTGTAATAAGAGTTTGGTTAATAGTTGTATTAAAACTGATAGTTCCGCTAGCAACTTGACCATTAAATTCGTATCCAGGGCTAGTAACGTCTCCTGTTATCTGAAATGTTGTTGCTGATTGAAGTTTAGCGGCTGCTCCAGATATACTACCTGTCAACGAACCAGTGAATGTTCCGTTAAAATTTCCAGTAAACGTATTAGCATACACGTTTCTAAATGTATGTGAGCTACTACCAATGTCATATACTCCATTAGCACTTGGCAATATAGACACAGAATTAAGATCTGCGCCTACATTTATTGCGCCAGATGTTCCTGTAGTAGTTCCACCAACTGTTAATGTAGTTCCAATACTAGCACTCAATGCCGCAGATAGGCCGCCTTGGGTTTGTATACTTGCTCCACCTGGATCAAATGGGCTACCACTAGTTGTAGTTACGTCTGTTGTACCTGTAATTATCAAACGACCTGGGACTGGAGCGGAAGGTACTGCACCTACAAATTGTAACGTAGCTGTACCGTCAACGGCTGTACCACTAGTAAAATTAGGCGACGTTGTTCCTGTTGTTCCTGCTACTGTAACCCGATAGTAATAATTATTAGAAGTAATATA